ATAATGAAGATATATGAAACTAAACCTTACAAGTAAATTACAACAAAGACTTATAGATAATGCCTATAGGGCTTGTGAAAAAGCACAATCAAAATGGGCTAAAAAATTTTGGTTTAGTGTTTGGAAAAAGCTTTGTCAAGGATATAAAAAAGGTATACATTAATGATAGATAAAATATTAAGTATAATTGAAACCATAGGCATAAAACTTCAAAATTGGGCTTGGCGAAAAAGATGGGGTAAGCCTAAAGGTTTTGGCAGAATACATTATAAAAACAAATGAATATATTTTACTTAGATAAAGATCCTATAAAATCTGCCGAGATGCACTGTGATAAACACGTTGTAAAAATGATTATAGAATATGCTCAACTACTATCAACTGCTCATAGAGTGCTTGATGGTGTTGAACAGATTGGCCGTACAAGTAACAACCGTAAATATAAAAGATTTATACTCAATTCAAACTTAGAAAATATATTATACAAATCAACAATGATGAACCACCCATCAGCTATATGGGTAAGAAAAAGTGTACATAACTATCAATACACAGCAAAACTATGGGTTGCCCTCTCACACGAATATACATATCGTTATGGTAAAATACATTCTACATACTCAAAATTAAAAGATGTTCTTTCAATATCACCATCAAATATACCAAATGTACCATTCTTTGATCCACCACCAGCTATGAGTCATTTTCCACTTTGTATTGTGCCAAATAATAGTTTACATTCATATTACAATTATTATATCGTTGCTAAAAATTACTTTGCTAAATGGACTAAACGGCCAATACCCGAATGGTATTCAAAAGGGCTAAAGACAAAAGAGTTATATATATAAAAAAGGCACATAATGATTGATGAAGAAATAAAACTACAAGAGCTACAAGAAGCTTATGATGAGATATACAATAAGGTAATGGAAATGATAATTCTTAAAAAATATGAACCTCAAATGATTGCTGGCACACTCATGGCACAAGCATTGAAGATATATAAAACCACATTACTAGAAACAGATTATTTAAAAATGATAGAAGCTATAACAGATTCGGCAGACAAAGTACCTTCTATGATTGATAAAAGAAAATTAAATTAACAATGATAGAACCAAAAATAAGAAAAGAAATAGAAATAGAAAAATATAAAAGCTTAGCTAATCAATTAGGTACAGAAATAGAATATCTATTAGATGAAATAGAAGATTTGAAAAAACAATTAAAAGATAAAAGCAAATAAAATGCCAACGTATAGTTTTGAAAATATTAAAACAGGTGAAGAATACACAGAACAATTAAAAATGGCTGAATTAGATAATTATTTACTCAACAATAAGAACGTAAGACAAGTATTTACCACACTAAATATAGTAGGCGGAGTTGCTGGCCTTACACATAAACCAGATAGTGGTTTTAATGATGTAGTACAAAAGATTGCTGAAAAACATCCAGGCAGCCCTTTGGCGGAAAGATACAGAAAGAAAAGTATAAAAGAAATAAGAACAAAACAAGCAATAGATAAACATAGGAAAAGAAAAAAATGATAGAAAAAAATATTCCAGATTATATGAGAGGTTTTGACCTAGATGAAGATTTTGGTTTTACTCCAGTATCAAATAAACCTGCTGAAGCATCACCATCTATAGACCCTAAAGTTATAGAAACAAATAATGTAGAACTATCTAAAATTAAATCAGATGTATCTACAATTAAATCTATGATGAATGAGATTATGGAAATAGTAAATGAAAAAGAAACCATTACAAAAGAATTAGCAAGTGAAGATACAATCAAAAGATTTAAAGATATAGAAAAAGTTATATTACCTTTTCTTTATAATTTAAGTAAGACTGATGAACCTTATATACACTGGCCAAATAGAGGGCCAATTATTAAGGCACAAATAGATAAGATATTAAAATTAACTAGAGTTTAATATGAGTGAAAAACAAACAGTTAAACACAAACACAAAGAATTGAAAAGTAAAGTTATTGAGGTTGAAAGTATTAGAGATAAGAATAGATCAACAGATAGTTGGCTTAATTTAAGAACGTTAAAAAAACTAAAACTATTAGCAAAGGATAAACTAAATGAATATAAACAGATTATAAAAAGTTAATGATAAAAGAAGTTATGTATCTAACAGAAAATGTAACATTAAAAGAACTTACAAAAAGTGAATCAGCTACAAGATTTAATATATCAAATGAACCAAATGAAGATATAATTTTTAATTTACAAAGTTTAGCCGCTAACATATTACAACCAGTAAGAAACCATTTTGATCTACCTTTAATCATCACATCCGGCTATAGATCGCCTGAATTGTGTATTAAAATAGGTTCATCAGCATCGAGTCAACATACGAAAGGCCAGGCAGCGGATTTTGAGATAAATGGCATTGCGAATAAAAATTTAAGCGATTGGATTCACCAGAACCTTGATTATGACCAACTCATACTTGAATTTTGGAAACCAGAAGAGCCTAATAGCGGATGGGTACATTGCTCATACAAAGGTCAAGGATTGAATAGAAAGCAGTATTTAAGAGCAATTACTGAAAACGGTAAGACGAAGTACGAACCAATGATTTAGTGCTTGACAAAGTGCTTATATTATGTTATATTATTAGAATATGCCAAAAGAATTTAAATTTATCAAATTAGATACAGCAGTATTACCAAATACAAAAGGTAAAAATATAGACGGCGTAAGATTTTACGAGATAGATGGCAAATCATATCCTTCAGTTACTTCCGTATTATCTTTAATTAAAAAAGAATCATTGCAAGAATGGCGTAATAATGTTGGTGAATCAGTTGCCAATTGGGAGATGGGTAGAGCTGCTAGACGGGGTAAAGCAATGCACACGTTAGTTGAACAATATTTACAAAATCAAACACCATCAGTTAGAGATGTTTTACCATTAGGACTATTTAAACTCATAAGACCTTACATAGACCAAATAGATAATATAAGAATGCTCGAAACTATTATGTATAGTAAAAAATTAACATTGGCTGGCCAGGTTGATTGTGTTGCTGAATATAATGGTAAACTATCAGTAATAGATTTTAAGTCGGCTAATAAAGAAAGAAAAGAAGATTGGATTGAAAATTACTTTTTACAAACAACGGCCTACTCTATGATGTATGAAGAATTATATGGTGAAAAAGTAGAACAGTTGGTTGTTATATTGGCCTGTGAAGATGGTGTAGCTCAAACATTTATAAAAAATAGAGCAGATTACGAAAAGAAACTACTAGAGTCAATTGATAATTTCTATAAATATTTCAACAATAAACAGAATTTGACGTTGAAGAATAGTTAATAATTAGTTAGGACCAGGGGGCGGTACCCTGCCACTCCACCATCTATACAATGAAATATAGGGGGTGGAAATAGCAATCGACTGCTAAGTAAACCTATTTGGAGTTAAATCGCTGATAGCGTACTATCAAATCATAGATGCTAACGAAAGTTATGCTCTTGCTGCCTAGTAATAGGTAACGGCGTTGGCCTACACGTGGCAACAGAAGTAGGCCGTTTAACGAGGTATGTAAAAATAACATATCTCATATGTTAAAAACACATATAAATAGTATTATGATAGAACGATTAAAAGACTTAATATTCAAAAACTACACGGATAAACAAGTAAAAGAAAAGAACGACATTCTATTGAGAAGTAGAAAAGAAGTCGAAATTAATGGTAATGGTACGTCAGGTTACACCATAAAAGAGGGTGAACATAAAGGTACCGTTGTAGGCCACATCACTAGAAGTCCCAAAGTAATTTAACTGGTTGACAAGTACCTTTATTTGATGTATAATGAATATACATTAACGAAATAAGGAGTAAATAATGTTTACTTATAAAAACATAGCAATTGCTACAATCGTAGTATTTGTTTTAGTTATAGGCTATTACGTACTTAAACCTAAAAAAGTTGAAGTAACACCAGCAAAACCAGCCATAACGCAACAAGTTGCTCCAGCAAAACCTGCTGAACCAGCTAAGAAATAGTTAATAGAAATCTGGAGGGCATAAGGCCCTCCTGATATAAATAGAAATGCTATAACACACACACAAAGGAGAAAAAAATGGCAACAACATCAAAAAACGGATACGAAATCCGTTCAGACCTATTAGGCTTAGCTAAATCATTAGTTGAGTTTAATTATCAAGTACAAGTACAAGAGTACGAATACAAAATCAAAAAAGACGGCGACCAAGTAGTACAAGAGTTTAAAGCTCCTACATTAGCGGCTACAGATATAATTAATATTGCAAAACAATTTAATGAGTTTGTAACAAATAATGACTACACAAAGAGCGTACAAGATAACGTAGAAAAAGCACAAGAGTTAGCAAAACCTTATGCTGAAGCATATCAAAATACAGTAAAGGCTTTCTTTCCAAATTTGAAAGGAAAGTAAATGATACCGTATAACATATGCGAAAGCAAATGGTTAAATAAAGTAAAAAGAAGTTATAAAGAATATCAACCTATATATGAAATATTTGTAGGCATATCATTAATTATAATTTTTGTTTTAACTGTACTTACATTATTAAGTAGCTTTCTATAATACCGACAGTGGCCACTTCGGTGGCCATTGACAACCCACCTAAATTGTGATATAATTATATTATGAACTCAAAAGAATTTTCATTAGAGATAGAGAAGATAGTGCAAGAGAAAAAAGGTATATCTTATATGGATGCCGTATTAAAGTATTGTGAAGATAATGAATTAGATCCTAGTACAGTAGCGCCTATGATTACAAAAACATTAAAAGATAAGATTACAATAGAAGCACAGAATTTAAATTATCTTCCAAAGACAGGCCAGTTACCGGTATAATATGTATGGTGGATTTGAAGTATTTAAAACTTACTTGGCAGTCAAACTACACTTCACAACAGATAGTTACGACTACCATAAATATGAAGGAAAAGTTAATTGTAAATTAGATACCTTTACTAAAAGAAATGATAGATATTTTTTTCACAAGCTCAGTACCAGATATAATCAGGATGATATATTGGGTTTTTTTGTTAGTAATTTTTTATCTGATAGTAACAAGTGGGTAGGGAGTTTAATAAGAAATGATGGTCAAGATATTTTCACAGATTGGAAGAAACGCAATGAGTCTTTTGAATACTATTTTAGAAGTGATTGTGTCCACATCTTTAATGATTTTAATGCTAGGCACCTTTCTTTTGATGATGGTTTTAGCAGCTTTGGTGGACAGCATCCTAGA